CAGAAATCATCGATCGGCCGGGGAAAGGTGCGTAGGAGTATCCATTTTCAAACAGATACTCCGCGTTCCTCCCCCCACTCCTTTTCAACAAAAATAAACAACAGGATTCAAACCAGAATCACTCGCACACCCAGCGCTTGCCCGGAGACAGGAGCAAGCGCACGCACAGGATCCAGACCTTTTGACAAAGGTTTGGCTGACGACCACATGCGCTCGAGCTTGCGCAAGTTTCGAAGATGAGAAACTTTCGCAGGCTTCAACTGCTTGATCGACACCGATTCGTCGAACAGCAGAGCCACGGCCATTTTGCCGTAAAGCGCGTCGTAATCGTCTTGGTCCACCTCTGACTCTAACGGAACAGCCTTCTCAGGCAGTCGTGACGAGATCAGATTGTGGACATCCCAAAGCGGGGACAACTGAAGCCGGGGGGGCCGCGGAAGGCGGCCACTCTTCATGCCATACAATTTCATGGCATCGAGCTTAGTTGGTCCGTGGTACTTGTGGGTCGTCGGATGGTGCCAGGCTGGCAAGCCTACACCGCCCAACGACTCATGAACGTACCACGGGATGTGCAATCCTGACAACACTTCATGGTGGTGAGAGACAAACCACTTCATGAGGAGTCCGGAGAGACGTGCAGGAGCTAGACGAAGAAGCTCACGCGCTCTCGCGCCCATGGAAGGGGCGCCGTCGGTATCGGCTACATCTGCCGCACCGACTTTTCCTCCCGAACGCTTAAAGCCCATCAGCAGCCCGAAGTTCACATACGGTACTTGGAGCAGCTGGCCGCCTTGCGGAAAGAAGGTTGTGCTATTCATCTGCACAAACTCACGCGAGAAGTAGGTCTTACCGATGGATTCGGTAAGGCCCACGGCACGCGTCGCAAGACGCCAGGCTTGGCGTTGCTCATGCGTCATCACAGCCGCGACGTCGTCACCATTGAAACAGAATCGCCCCGAGCGGAGAAAAATCTCACGCTTGGCGACAAGTTCCATAGAGTAACGCGTAATCGCAGCATTAACGATGCAGAGCACGGGGAAGGAAATCACGGAACCCATCAGTTGGCCCCACAATTGTGGACGGGGCCCTGAAGGTGTCAGGAATTGGTGTCGAGTAAGAGCGCGTACGAACAGCTCGCGCTCGCGAAAACGTAAATGACAGACGTCGGCAATCGCCTCTGCGGCCTCTTCGGAGGCCCAGGGAGCAAGCTCATTCGTCGCGTCAGCGTAATCGCCGGAAAGGTATTCAACTTCCTTTTCGTCATCCAGTAGACCGAGTCGGTCCTGGAGGTATTCGGGAGAGATGGTCTCGCCGATTAGACGGAAGGCAGGGTGGTGTCGAAGCACCCTGTGCAGAAATTTCTGCAACGGTTGAAGCGCCGCGTAAGTGAGCGGCGGACCTTTCGAGATGACTCGAACCTTTAGTGATTCTGGAAGAGCCAACGGTTCTACCCAAGGCGGTTCGGCGCAAGCCGCGTGGAGCAAACGAGTATAATATTCCTCGTAACGCTCACGCAGCCCGCTAATATCCGCCACGTAGTCCGTTGGAGACTTCTTCTCCTGTTGTTTCTCCAAATCGAGCTCGACCTCGGTCACACGCGTAAAATGCACCAACGAGTTGTAGGGTGCACGTAGTCCTGTCAGAAGCTCGGCATGGTCGAGGATCGCTCCAACGCTCCCCGCCTCATTTCGCGAACGAACATAGTTCGCCGAAG